TCTCTGGTGCTATACGATGTGGAAACAAGATTAGGTCACGCTTTCTCTTACCCTTATATGGACTGAGCGTGTCTGCCATATATTCCATGGGCCAACCTGACCTAACTATCTTTGGAAACTTACCTGCCAATACGTCATGAACGTCTTCTTCAAACCATGGATTTTCAGTTTCCATGCCATTGTTAAGAAGATTACGCATAAACATTTCAATATGAAAGTTTGTGGCAAAGTAATTATGGTCAATAGCGTGAAAGAATGATTTCTCAGCATGTCTTACCCAGGGAGCATCCCCAATAAGACGTCCTAGGAAGTCATGAGGGTCATAACTTCCAGCGTGCCAAAGAGCATGGATCTTCCAATTAAATCCTAACAAGTCTGACATATACTTGAGTTGTATCACTGTGGGATTCCAAGCATCTGTAAAGATAAATTTGTCATCTTTGGTTGTTTTGCCTTGATTGTGCTGTTCCAAGAACGCACAGAGTTGGCTACTTTTCCAATAGTTAGTATCACTGAAGTTTAGAAACGCACCAGGTGTTAATAGGCTGTTCTTTTGAACACCATCAATTTGGACTACATTAAACTTATCCCTTACATTCTTCTTAAGAAGTTTTGGAATATGTTCGTGCCATTGTGCGGTATATCGTGTTTGAATCGGCTCAAGCGAGAAGATCCAAATTGTAGGTTTATTCATTTCCATTCCTGTATGTTTCTGCTGGTTCTGTATAAATAGTATTATGACACATAAAAATAAAATATCCCGAGCGACACTGTTAGAGCAGTTTGTTCAATCTCACGGCAATACATATGACTATAGTAAAGTAGATTATTTAGGCAGTAATCATAAAGTTGAGATAATTTGTAAAAAGCACGGTTCATTTTTTCAGTGGCCTAGTGATCATAAAAACGGTATCGGATGCAGTAAGTGTAGTGGAAACAATAAGATTAGTCAAGAGCAATTTGTTCAAAAATCTATAGATACTCACGGCGATCGCTATATACTTGATAATGCTGTTTATAAAAATAGTAAAACAAAAGTTCAAATAGGCTGTAAAATTCACGGAGACTTTTTCATTGCTCCGTCTGATTTCTGGAATGGAGTAGGTTGTCGTTGTTGTGGGTTTGACCAGGCTAAATCTGTTAAAGTTTCTAAAGGCATTATCACAGATCCTGATAAAGTTGATGCTTTTATTGCCTATAGAAGACGAGTTAGAGACTTGTCTAATAAAAACTTTATCAAATATTATCACGATATAAATCCGTTAAATCTTCGCCGGGGAAAAGATTTTCATCTGGATCACATAATTTCGATAATGTATGGTTTTTTACAAAACATTCCTTGTGAAGAAATAGCGTCTCCGGCTAACTTGAGAATAATTCCTGCACTTGACAATATCAAAAAAGGTGTTAAAGTCTCTAATGAGAAATCGGAATTTAATTCTAATGATATTAAAACACAAGAACTAAACTCCGACCTATTATATGCCATTAAACTCAAATTATCAAATAAGTATCAAATTACTGATATAGAAACTAATAATACTATTATAGTCGAGTCTATCACCGATTGGTGTGCTGAACATAATTTTTCTGTATCGTCTGCTAGATGGACAGCCAATTATCAAATAACTCCATTTAAGAAACGATACATTATAAAAAAATTATAATCTTGTTTCGACTGCTTCTAGGTCTACGAGATAGACAGTCATTTTGCCTCTTTGTGCTTAAACCGTTTTGGATATTTTTTATCTGTTCTGTTTTTACCTCTTGCCCAATCTCTATACTCTTTGGATTTGTATAGATGTGCTGGATTGAAATCAATCATTTCAAACCTACAATGATTGTGCCATGCTTCTAGATCATTGAAGATTTTGGTGACTTCTGGTTTCATAACAAGGGTGCGAGTAATAAAACTTGGCAATGCCATAATATATAATTCCCTATTTTAATATTTGATAAAAGAACCATTTTCTCCATCTTCACTTACTTCGATCCAAATCTCTCGATTAGGATATCGTGCTGTGATTTCAGCGTGGAGATCTTCTGAAATCATCTCGCAAGATTTATAATTTAGTTCCAACGTTCCTTGATACAATTTTTCCAACCAACGCTTAAATTGAATGAACTCAATATCTCGGTCATCATGAAACACTTGAATATAAACTTTGAAATGAAAGATGTGACGATGCGGAGTTCCTAAGAAACTGACATCATATTCATCTCCTGTTTTGAGTTTAGGATCCGTTGCGGCTGCTGGATACATATGAATACCTTCTTTACGAAAGGTCACCCAGATCATTTTGTGAGGACGAGTGTCGTGCATTTTAATTCTTTGATTCATTATTCTTCTACTGTTTTACGTGATTTAGACTTTGAAGTTTTACTACCTTCATCATGTTGGGCCTTCATCATGTTCATCATTTCCCACAATTTCCAATCAATGCTTTCTAGCAATTTAAAAAGCCTATCTTCATTAGATAATTGATTAGCGGTTTTAACTACTTTACTATTAATCATCATTTAATTACCTCATCGTTTTTGTATTGTGACCAGTCTGTGAATTTACTACGATCCATTAGTGTGTGTAGACTGTGGGACCACACACCGGGATTAGTTGCCTTAAAATCTTTATCATCAATTTTAAGCATTGTATTATAATTCCAAAGTTTAATGTAAGGAATTGGTACACGTATTTGTGGAATAAAGTTATTGAATTCACATAACACGCCATCGTTGAATTCTTCTACTTGATTGATTGGAATATCTAAAGAACAAAGATAATCTTTCTTTAAAAAGTAATAAATCATTTCTTCCCAAGCATAGTGTTCTTCTGGAATACTAGGGTTATAACTGTGATTAGCACCAAAGAAAATATGTTCAACTCCATGTAAATGTTTGGTTATGTCATCTACATGCTGAAGACCAACAACAAATAAAGTTTTTAATCCATATGCAGGAGTATGTTCAATTTCTTTTCCTATGAAGAATATAGGCAATGATTCTTCTCCGGATGCGTAATCTCTTTTCATTTTACCTTTTCTTTAGTTTTCTTAATTTTAGTTGGTTTTTCTTGAGATGTCAAGGCATTTTGGACATGTTCTTTTAATGCTTCCCAATCAATTTGAAAATTAATTTTTCCATTTTCATCTATGGTTGTAGTGCTATAAAGTCCTTTAGAATTTTCTATAGTTACTTCAGCCTTTGTACTTTTTTTAGTTTTTTCTTTCTTTGTTTCAACAACTTCAGTTTTTTCTTTTTTCTTGCGTGGCATTTTATTCTCCATTTGTAAAATTATCACTTATATAGGAATTAATGTTATCTGCAATGTCATAACCCCAATTCCAGTTTGTATCGTTAGCCTCACTCCATTCTTCCGAGTCTTGTTCTGCATCGATATATCCTTGAATACCTTGAGCGAACCAATCTGCAAAAATTTCAGGATCGATATAACCGTCTCCATCCACTACTCCGTGTTTGGTCAGTATATCACGAATCATGTTAATATTAGTAGTACCGTCTACACAATCTTCTAGTTCTTCGTCTGTGAGATGATTTAAATTTTTCATTCCATATATCCTTCAGGTTGGTCAGATTTAGTTTTAGTAAGGTAATTGTTATTAACTCTTTTATTAAACTGGTCAGGTATGGCTAAATGAGTAACTATTGATTGCCATTGTTCTTCAGATACAAATTGTTGTAGGTCAAGAGCAGTTAGCCAAATTAGTCTTTCTAAACGAGTTCTTTCGAAGGTGTTGCTAAAACCTGCTCGTTTAATTAATTGGTTTAAATTGGTATCCGTCATTCTTCAACTCCAAAATGTTCTTTCAATTCTTCGCCCAAATCTTGTAGCAACCTGGTGTGAATATCATAGATATCTTCCCACTTGGCTGAATGTCCAGGCACCAAATCATAGGTTGTAATCTTGTTGATACATTCTCTAACAATCAACTCGGCGAACTTTTCCAAATCTTTTTCCAGGAATGTATATTGTTTAGCACCAGTCATCAACTTGTGAATAAACACACCGTCAGCCTGTTTAACAAGTTCTCGAATTCGTTCGTTCATTCTTCAACTCCGAAATGTTGTTTCAATCTATATGCTACAGACTTCATAGGAAACTCTTTGCCATCTGATACTATTAGGCTATGACTTACCTCGGCACATTCCTTGACAATCAACTCGGCGAACTTTTCTTTGCTGAATATCAATTCACCTTCGTGTTCAACAAGACTCTGTGCGGCGAACCGTTCTAACATTGGTATCTTACTCATACATTATTCCTTCCTATTCTACTATAACCTAACTTTGATTTAATCTCTTTGCGGTCCCTGTTCCGTTCTGGTTTCCATGCTCTTGGATCTACAGTTTCGCCTGTGAGTTCATATCTGTAATCTGGATCGTAGACCATATATCCCAGTTTGTTCCATTTGATTACACCTGCATCAAAAAGAAAGATACAACCACGGCACATACAAAAACTGGCACCGTTATCGCTCATCACATTGCCATTTACTGTGCCAACATATTTGACCACATTGCCCTGGTGCATTTCTCGTAAGGCGTCAAAGTAATCTATCATTCTTCACCTTTAAATTCTTCCCCAGTGTCTACATTGGTTAGAAGAATAGGACCATAGATCCAATGCTCTGTCTCATCGTTAATCCAACCATCCCCTTCCATGCCTTCATACCAGTCCTCTTCCCAAAGCGCCTGGATACGTTCTCGTTCTTCTTCGTCCATGTCATCGGGCCACTCCCAATCTACCCATGAACCATCATCCATGGAATCTAATTCCCAGTTGTAGTCTGTGCCCATAAGTTCATAACCATCTGGATTGTCTAGATCAATATCAGGACGTTCATCACTTTCACAGGTCCAATAGCCCCAACGAAAGCCCTCATCCTTTATGACAGTGACACCATCTTTAACCCAATACTGACGCTCAACTGCGTTCTTTTTTTGATAGTTTTGAATTTTCCAAATAGCCATAGTTTATTTTCCTATAAGTTGATTTTCAAGGTCACGAAGATTTTCATCTTCGGGATTTTCTAGATCAATTTCGTCTGCTCTTGTAACGTCATCTATATCAAAAAGATTGCCAAAATTATTTTCAGCATGGCCGCCTCTTAATCTAGCACCTTCTAAGGATTTTAGGAAAGCAGATGCTTGGTCTATCATGTCAAATGCTTCTTGTTTAGTTTTGGTACTAAACAGATCTTCTACGAAGTTATTGAAATATAAAACATTTCTAGGAACCCATTCTGAATACTCGTCACTGCCTGCTTCTCTTTGATTAAGTTTACGCCATTGTCGCCAGTCAACTTTTCCTTTAGATTTACTAACTTCAATGTCCATTAATTGTTGAGCACGTTGAACAGCAACAATGTGACAATAAACATTATGCCCCATCATTAGAGCATATGAAAAACTATCCCATGAAGTTTTACCTTCTTTCTTTATTTTGTTTAACATTCCGGGAGCATAATGACAAATATCTCCCATGGTCATTCTGCGTCCTATTTCTGATTCAAATGCGAATGGGATGTCGCTTCCTGCAAGTGCTTTGTTGTCTGGGGCTTTGTCCATAATAACGCTCCAACGTTTCGTAGTGTGTTGGGCGTTGGTGTAGACGAGTCCGTGCGCTGTTGCGATAAACGGTGAGGCGCAGTCAAAAGATATGGTAATTTCTTCATTAATATGTTTCCTGATTTGTCTTTGAATACTGGTAAGATAACAACTCCAATCTAATTGAGCGGTGCCTAAGAAGTGAATCCAGTTTTTATTAGTCAATAATCCATCTTCACGCATGGTCATAAGGCGTTTCAGTGTAATATGCATTTTACACATATTGGCACCACCAAAGGCCCAACCTTCTGCGGCCTTATCTCCCCATACAGCAGGATCTGAAAACTCTTTTACTCCGTTATACCAATCTTCGGCAGATTCCCAATCCCAACCTTGCAGCACATTTAGGAATTTAGTTTGACCTAGACGATTCTTTAGAAAGTATTCATTGTTGAATCTTGTTTTTTCTAGGCAGTCCTCTACAGTTTTAAGTCCGGTTTTTGGACTATGAATATGATCGCAGGCCCAAGTAGGAACGTCCAGCATCATTGACCAATCTGCTGTAACTTCTAACCATTCAAGAATCTGCTGACGCACAGCATTGGCTTTAGGTCCTTCAAAGTCTTGCCAATCAAATTTAATGACACCTTTACCAATCTGATAACCACCTGAGTCACCTAGGATCATTGTGGCGTTTCGATCACGCTGTTGTATCATGGATTCTTGCACAAGGCTCTTTTGCAAATCTAATTGAGCATGTCCTGCTGAATATAGCGCATACTTATAGGTAAAGTATCCTTCCTCGGGATTGAGAAAGTTCATGCCCTCAATACCACGATCAAATCCAGCAGGAATACGATCTTTTGGAACGAATTCTTCTAGTCGTTGTTTAGCCACATAGGTACTGTAGAACGACGAGATAGCCGGAAGGAACACGGCATAGTCTTTTTGTAGTGGTGTTAGGTTAACTGGTGGTTTCTTCATTATGACTCAATATTAGGTTATTGCAGGGATGATATATTTGTAAGTGGCCAATCCACTGTCTAGCATAACCTGCAAGGCACCGTCATTACTTAGGCTTAATTGAGTATTGTTAGCATCTGCTGCCTTAAGAATGGCTAATACAGGTGCAACGGGCCAGGACCACGCTCTAGAGAGTTTACCACTTATTCCTGAAGAAAATACAAATTCTCCTGCATGGCTTGTAGCATCACCAAAGGTAAAAACTAATTTATCGCCGTCGGTCTTGGCAATAAAAGTATTATGTTCGCTGTTTGCAGCGGCCTGAAAAGCAAATCGTTGTATTGAACTAATAGATGGTGCTAGTTCGACATCCCACTTAACACCTTTAAATTTTAATGATTTAATTTTTTCATTGATAATTTCTGTATTCATAAAGCGATAGTCATTTTGAAAGTCACCGCCTTTGTTTTCAAAGTGAATACCTACAGGAATATCTGTGCTGTTTTTATTTGCAATGATTGTTTCAATTTTGGCATCCTCTTTGTATTCTGGACAATCTAGCAAATATTTTAGTTTGTTAAGTTGCGACATGCCAAATACACCTAGCATTTCTGGATATGGATTTGTAGTCTCACCGAACATAATTACTGTACGATTTTCTGCAATAGCATCAATTTGTGTTTTCTCATCTGTACCTGTAATTTTTACGATGTCAAGAAAACCTAAAGAATGTGTATGTCCTACAATGTCTTGCAATATATCTTTCATAGTTTTTTCCTTTTAGTTATTTTATTTAGATCTGTGGTAAATGTCAATGATTATTTTCATTCAAACGAAAACAATTTACCAAATGTATTATCTTGTGTAGTAGATTCCAAGTCCCATTCTAGCACACCAATAAGGTTATCTAGTTTGTTATTGATGATAGTGGTTTCCATTTCACCGTGATCAAATGGTAGATCCTGAAACCATTTAGGCAATCGCAGTTCATCGGTAGGATAGGCCACTGATGTATATCCTAATGGATTACTTTTAAGTTTACAGACAATTACTTTCATACCGTCAACAATGCCCATTGAATATTTGTCGCCATTCATACGTTTTAGAGTATTCCAGTTTATACTAGCACGAACATGTCCTGGCATATTTGCTTTGCCTGATTTCTTTTCTTTTGCCTCATATTCTGTAATATTATTAGCACGTTTAGGACTGCCTTTTTCCCAACCTGGTCTAGCCTTGAATTCAGTTCTAAACTCTGTGATCATGTCTAAGATTTCTTTTTCTGTAGAACCTGTAAGAACTTTTTCTAAAACCTTACTTAGAAAGTCTTGCATAAATTCTGGGGTATCTGAACGTTTCAGATCTAAACCCATAGCCTTGATCTTACCTGGTTTACCATCTAGATCATACCGTTTATTTTCTTTATCATAATAAAGAACTGCATAACGTTTTTTGGTAATGAATAGTCCTTTGCTGGCAACGATTTCTCGTCCACCTTTGATTACTTCACCTCGACTTTTAGGACAGTGAAATGCATCTAGCATGAAGTCAGGAAATGTGCCATTTACCTTTTCCGCTACCTGATTATAAAGTTGAACCACAATGTCCTTATTCCAAGGTATTTGTTCTTTCTGTATATCTGATTTAAGTGTTGTAAATGCTGTGAAATAACAACTATCTGTGTCACCATAGATTATTGATTTGCCCACATGATCAAATTCACCTGTGATTATTTCGTTCACTGTTCCTGCCATATGACGAGCAATTGCTCGTCCGGTAAGTGTGGTACTTTGGCCAATGCGTTTATCAAAAAATCTACAGCCAGGATTAAGAATAGCACCATAAAGACTGTTTAAGTTAATTTTCTTAACTAACTGGCGCTTATCCCAGTATTCTTCTTCAATATCGTTTTCTGCTTCTTTGGCCGCTTTGAGTTTGGCCTGTAGTTCTTTACGCTCTGCATACCAACGTTTTAGTAATCCAGGAATGACTCCTTCTTTATCATAGGTAAAGATAGTTCCATTCGCAGACAACATCCAATGGTTATTGCTGTCAAATATTAAATTATAAACTTCTGCTCCTGACATTATAGAAGTTTCGCCGTTTTCCCAATCTATTAAAATTTCTGCGGCTCTATCTTGTTTCATCACTGATTCATATTCTAATGTAGAAAAAATACCTTCCCATGCAGCGGCGAATGATTTTTTATGTACATTCATTTGCTCTGATATGTATTTTTCTGTGTGGTCAGGTCTCAGTTGCCCTAAAATAGTTTCTGGTCCCATGTTTAAAGCACGAATTACTGACGGATAGAGAGAATTAATATCTATAGATCCAATCCAATCGTGTAGTCCCTTCTTAGGATAGGCCACATAAGCACCTGCTGCCTGTGTATCTCCTAGTTCATCACGCTTGGCACGACTAGGCACAATCATACCTCTATGATGTGCTTCGTTGATAATGGCCTGTTCTGTGACTGCTACGGCACCCAGCGTGGTCTGTAATAACACAGTATTTTCGTGAGCGATCTTATTAGCAAGATCGATAAATTTAAGTTTCTTATCAAGTTTATCTAATAGCGCCGTGTCTTGTCTATTGTATTCAATGAACTTGCGGAAATCGTTGTTGTAGAGTTGATCCAATGTACCTTCATATACTGTTTTACGTTCGCCGAGTTCCATTTCTCCGATGGCATCCAGTCTGTAGGTATGGCGTTCTTCATAGGTATATTTTCTGTATAGTTCTAGACTATCTAAATGTACACGCCCGACTAGATCATATGTTACTGCTGTTTTTCCAAATTTTTCATATTCTCGCTTTTTAGGAAATTGATCCCATAGGCAAAATCTTCGGGTGTCCTCTTTGCTTAGTACCTTAGTTACACGATTTACAGTATAGGGAATATCATAGCCTTCTGAATTCCATCCGCTTAACACATCAGCATCTTGAATAAGATCTAGAAAAGTTTCTAATATCTCCCCTTCTGATTCAAATATGTGTGTGTTAGGAAAATCTTTTACCTGTTGTTTGGCCTGTTCTGCTGTTAGTGTTTTAGGAGGAATCGCTAGGGTTACTAGTGTATCTAGCCATTGTAGATGAACACTAATAGCAGTGATTGGCATAAAAGCATCTTCTGGGCTAGCATAACCACGCTCTGGATCGAAGTCTACTTCAATGTCAAAAAATGCTGTATGTAATTTAGGTTCATCTTTACCTAAATAATTTTCTTCTAGTGTTCTAAAAACAGGATTGATATCGCTTTCAAAAAGTTTATGGCTACTGTGTATATGTTGTTCTTTTTGAAATTCTTTAAATGATTTGGTTAATACTCTTGATAGACTATCACCAAAAATTGACTTGTACTTTCCTTTATTATCTGGATAGTAAAAGATATACCTAGCGGCATATTCTTGATAGGTGCGTCCTTTTTTTGGATCACGCTCTACTACTCTGATGAGATCATTTTCACGATCCCAGATGGCATCTACATAACTCATTTTTTTCTCCTATCCATTTAAGGCTGGACTACCAACATTGCGATTTATGGCTCGCGTACCCTACTCGAAATTATTTATTAGGTTAAAACTTTTATACAATATTTTTCTTCAAATGCACGAGCATCATAGTGATCATTTACCATTGGTTGTCCCTTGATGTTTAGACTAGTGTTCAATAACATAGGGCATCCTGTATCTTCATACCACGATTCTAATAACAGTCTAAAACCTGGGCTGTCATTCAGACTCACTGTTTGAACACGACTAGTTCCATCAGCATGAATTATAGCAGGATATAGGTCAGGAAATCTACACTTTGCCACAAACTGCATATAGGGACTTTGCTCAATATTTGCAGGCATTTCAAAATATTCTTGTGCGTATTCTGCTAATATGGCAGGAGCAAATGGTCTAAACTTTTGACGGCGTTTGATTTCATTGACACGATCTTTGATATCATTACCACGTGGATCAGCCAATAGGCTTCGATGTCCTAATGCTCTGGGACCAAACTCAGCACGACCTGTGGCTACTCCTGCTATTTGATTTTTATGTAGTTCCTTCATCAATCCAGGTATGGGATATTTTTGTCCCATATCTGTGCCCAAATATGGACCAGGCCATTTAATATGTTGTTGAAAGTAGGCTGCAACTGCACCTACGCTGCTGCCTGCATCTCCAGGATTGGGCATGATCCAGACACGATCCCAGTCTTTAGTTATGAGGCTATTTGCCGAACAATTTAGAGCACATCCACCCATGAGCACTAGATTACGACTACTTAAATTACGTCTACAATAATCTACTAGATTTTTTAATATAATTTCATAAACCGCTTGTGTACCTGCGGCTATATCAAAAATATCTTGTTCTGTGTTTAGATCAGGCCGCCAATGTCTACAGCCTCTATGTAGATTTTCTCTAAATTTTATTCCTGGAGCACGTATGCTTTTGAAAAAATCGTTAAGAATATCATCTTTTAGACGGTTGGGGTCACCATATGCGGCCATGCCCATTAGAATATATTCTTCTTCATTGGGTTTAAGGCCACAGCGTTGTGTCATAGCACTGTACCATAATCCTACACTATGAGGGTACCCTTGACTATACCATTTGTTGAGATTAGATCCTTGACCTTTCCAAATTGTAAGTGTTTCAAACTCTCCTATACTGTCAATACAGAGAACGGTAGCATCTTTAAAATTGCTAGTGTAATATCCTGCTGCGGCGTGGCTGTTATGATGTGACGATATATGCAGTGAACAATCTATATTAAATTTCTTTAAATAACTTTTTATATTATTTTCAGACCATTTCCATCCTTGTCCTGCTACAAATTGTCTAAAGGTTTTGAACAAAGGGTTTTCATACCATACTACAAGATCTGGTTTACCATAATATTCTGCTTCACGGATTAAGTCTGCATGTAGATCACCGTCGTTTTTAATTTTACTGTATCTTTCACTGTGAGCAGCAAATTTTAATTCTTTATCATGCCATACAGAAAGAGCAGCATCGTGACTGTTAGCACTTATACCCCACGTAATCATTTATATATAAAAGGATCTCGTTTTTTTAATTCAGCAATTCGCTTGTTAATTTCCCTACGTCTGCGAATTTTGTAAATTATGTTTTTTATCCAATTAAACATCGTCGTCTCTTCTATTGGCATGACCGCTGATATCAACGATAGTTTCAAGATCGTCAAATTCTCTATAGACTTGATCCCATTGATCCTTCATTGCAATTCTAATGGCCTTTTTAATAATACTTGGCTTAACTTCCAGTTCTTCTGCAACTGCCTTAATAGTATCGTTTAGACCTTCTGTTAGGTCTTGTATTTCCTGCATGACAGTAACACCTTCTGCTACAATCTGTTTGATTTTTGATCGTTCTGGATCGCCAAATGCTTTGCTCATATTAATTCCTTTTTTTTAGTATACTAGACTTATAGTGTTTTGTCAAATTACTTTATAGGTTTTTTCTGCCTTTTTAAGACCCCAGAACTGTGCTTTCCAATCGTTTTGGTCCAAGCCTTGAAGTTTCTTCCACTCGTGTTGTCGTTTAATCAGTTGATTTTTAAAATCTTCCCAATCGGTGTTATTAATTTTTTTTTCTAGATCTTGTTTCATACTCAGTGCTGAATAATAATTTCTAAAGTCAAATTCTATATGTAAGACTTCCAGGGGTTCGTCTGCCTCGTAGTATTCTAAGGCAAAGTCTAAGCCCCACTTAGGTTTTAGATTGATATATTTTATTAGACTAGGAAAACGGTTTTTATGTAGTTCAAGTTGCTCTTTGGCAGCGCCTATGTAACACCAACGTTGTGGCATCATACTATGATCTAGATAAAACTTATCATGAGTGCAAGACATCCACGGCGGTCTATCTCCTGCTCTATTTAATGTATTAGTTATAGTTACTTTATTGGCTTTATAGTATTCTTGCTCTAGTAAACTGAGTTGAAATCCGTCATTGTCAAAATAACGAACATTTTCTTCAGTAAACAAATTGTCGTCTATTGGGTTGGTAATTTCTATGTATCTGTTGAATGTGTGCGTTAAGATTGTAAACATAGGGCATAATTACTCCGTTCTATCTTTATTATCTATAACACCGCCTGTGACCCAAGCAGTGCATGAGCGTGTTCCGGCACATTTAAAATGCAAAAAATTACAATAACCTAGATCTGCTTTTTCAATTGTGGCCAGAGCGTCCGCTTCTTTTTCATCACCTTTAATACCGTCAATCATGCACTTACGCATTTGATCACTGACATCGAATGCCGCACAGTTTCCGCAAAGCATAGTCTTGGCTGTTTTTTCCGTAATCTTCCAACGAGCAGCAGCCTCTGTCCAATAATCCTCTGGTTCATCTGGATTGGCAGGGCCGTAGTGATATTCGTCTATGGCCTTTTGACGATTTTTAAGATTAACGTCTAGATCGTGAGTAGCAACAGGGCATCCTTTGCCTATTGCTTCAACAATGGTTATAAGTTTTCTCATAGTTGTCCCTTGGGTTTGTGAGCATCATAATATGCTGCCCATGCCATTTGTTGCCGCTTCTCTGGATTTTTATTTTTAAACTGTGGATATCGTGCTAGATCTTTTTCATCTTGAAATCTATCTACCCAGTAATCTAATGGCATGTTTGGTGTGAGTTTTGGCTTAGTAGCGAGTTGTTTAGCAGGAACCTGTGCTTGATTTTGAGCAGGTTCTAGAGGCTCCTGCTCACTTACTTTTTTTCCTTATTCTTAGCTTTCCAAGCCGCACCGTAGGCCTTGCTTTTTTCTACATCTGTCAATTTGCCGTCTTTACTATATCCTGTCTTGATATGTTTGACCATGCGTTCATACTTGTCGCCTGGGGGCGCTTTTTCCTGTAGTTGATTCCAAAGACTTTCCATATAGGCATCTTCTTTTTTATAAGCCTTGCTGTATCTGTCTTTGAGCCTGCCTAATTCAGCCTGGCTGGCACCCCTACGACCTGCTGCCGCAGCCATCTTCATATATTTTTCACCGTGTTTCTTAACACCTGTGTAATACTGAAGACCACTTTCATCAACATCTGTTTCTTTAATCTTTTCGCAGTCATTAACACGTTTACCTGCGTTCTTGCCTGTGCCTGGTTTAGTTCCTACCTTACGATGTCCAGGCCAGCAGTTCTTAGGACCAGCAACACCTTCTGTAAATTTCTCAGCCTTGCCGAATATGCTTTGGAATTTGTCTCCCAATTTTTGAACCAGTTGGTCACGTTGTTGTTTGCTGAGAACGATTTGATTGCCGCTAAACTTAAATCCCATTGAACGTAGTTTGGGCATTAGGTCAGTCTGTTGTAGAGTATATTTGAATGTCTGAGGTTGAACTGGTGTATCGTGCGAACTACCTCCTACCTGTGCCTTAGGAGTAGGAGGCTTAAGTCTCAGTTGTCTCCCTGTTGCTGGATCTATTCTAATGATACTACCGCCACGATTACTATCTCCATCGCCATCGTCTGGATCTACTTCATGGAACTCAAGACGATCATCCATCTGAACCAATACATCTAAATCGCCCATGATATTGTCAGGTAGCCAATTAGGAATGTCTATAATAATCTTTTCGGTGCCTACAAAATCCACATCACGTAGGATCTTTTCTATATTATATTCTAAGTCGT